GAACAATTACATAGCAAAAGTAGAAAGAGCTTGCCTCAGCAATAAAGAAGCTGGTAGGGTCAAAGAGTGCAAAAGCAAGCCCAGCAGATACCGTGTATGGAGACAGGAATAGAAGCGGCTGTAGTAAAAACAAAGGGTCGCTCTGGTAATCCGGCAGCCAATCATACTTTAGGGAGTAGTAAACACTGGTCCCTGCAAGAATCGAGGATAGGAGTAAGAAGCCGTAAGGATATAAGCGTCGCCTACGTACTTCAAGGTAAATGTGATTGTAAACCTCTTGGTATTTGTCATAGTAAAATCCTGCATCTGACCTGAGCTTCCGTCCGTATTCCATATGCTTACGTTATCCATCCTTTCTACACCATTGAGTGGTGTGCTATGTAAAACAAATAAGCGGTCAAGGTTAAGAATTCTTGCCGCCTCTGCGTAACGGGAGGCAACATCACACCAGCCGCCTCCGTAAACGCCGTAAGCATCGACAAGGGCGTATTGGTCTGGGTTACCGACCGCTTCATTAAAAGACCAAGTCTCTCCCGGCTCCAGCACAATGGTGTCTAGAACCGGGAGGATTGCATGAACGTTGGGTGCTATGCGGGCGTCGTATGCGAGAGGAGTGGCCATGTACACATGATCGACGGGCATAATGCTATAGAGAAGAGCTGCGGCAACAATAAGATAGCTAAAGACGAGTTGCGCTGGAGATAAAAACCTCAACACTGTGTTCGTCCCTGAGATTGTTCCAATATTCTGCCTCAAAGTTGCGCACAAACAGCTGAATATTTACATACTCATTGTTGCTCACAACAAAGGTAACAGTCTTCATATCCTTCTCTAGCATAGCAATAAACGCTCTCAGCCGTACTAAGTCTGACCATTCTCTTAGCTTTAAGCGCACAGTTACATTGGTGAGTGGTGTCATTACTTCCCCTCTACCGTTGAGTATCTTCGGTATCATCGATGTAGTCTCCTTCAAATTTTCCATACGGATTACTGCCCAAATATTGTACAAGAACCACAGCAACAAAAGAGACGAATGCGCCCACAAAACACCAAAATGCTATAAATAAATTAACCATATTTTAATGCCCCAGCATCTTTACAATTAACTGCCGCCGCAACCTCTGATATTCAAAACCAGCGAAGCGGTCTAGTCTTTCTCGAATCGTTTCTGTAAGAAACGTAAAGTCTGGCTGGGTGCTCAACTCTCCTTTCCAAATATTTTCTGTCTTTTTCCCAATCATATTTTTCACAAGTGCATTATCTCCATAAATATACAGATAGCAGTCAGTAGGCTCTGGGTAGGCCCAACAAATCCACCGGAGTGCCCTCAGGAGTACGGTAAACTCTGCTTGATTGCTATCAGCTATTCCTGTCATGTTGTACACTCGGTGCTCTATAAGGCTCTCCGGCGAGACCTGCTCCTCAAAGACCTTAAAGCTCCCGTGGATAGTACCACCATCGAAGTATATATGCAGATTCTTCATTATATCGCCTTTTTAATAAATTGTCAATACGCAGTTATAAAAAAGAAGTGGGTGGGAGTTACCCCACCCACGTCCTGTTACTTATTTGCGCTCTGACCTTCCATGCCTTCGAGCAATTGTGGCATGTACCACACCTGCTGGTCAGTGGCCACTTCGCCGTCAGCGAGATAGGCGCTCCCGTCTTGCAGGTTGATGGGGCCGGTCCAAAGGTTCAAACCACCAGCCAATTCCTTAATGAACATATCCAAACCTTCTGAAGCCTCAGGGCTCAAAGCACCACCCTTTACAAACCCGATAGGACTCGTGTCATGATTGTTAATATTGCTCCAATCCGGGTGCTCCCAATCCCACTGCTGCTTCCAAGTACCGGCCTGTACATCAACAACAAGCTTGTTGTAGGCGGGATACCAATTAAAGTAGGGCACGCCCAAACAAGCGTCAGGGCCTTTTTCACAGGCCTTCTCAAAGTCATACGGAACCGCATATACGTCTTTACCCGCACCACGAGCCTTTGCAGCTTCGACAATAGCTTCTGGGGTATCAATACCCGAAATCACTACGTCGTTACCGGCAGAGAAGAAGTCGTTGATAACTTGTGTTGGGTCAAGTGTAACTCCGGGGATATTGAACCAGAAGCCAATCCAAGTTACGGTGAACTTTAGGGCTGACGGGTCTTCTCCACGAATCTTTTCCCAACAGTGCTTTGCACCAAGATAGGCTGAGTTAGTAAGTCGGCGGGTTTCATCGTTAATCAACGGTCCCACAAATGCAATCTTACCCTCAGCACTCTGGAGGGCTGCGGCACAGCCAGCCATCATCTTACCATACTCCATACGACCCATCACGTTACCCAAGTTCGCTGGTGCTAACCCTGTAAGTACATCATCGCCAGTGGCGTGCATAAATACAACATCTGGATGAGCCTTAGCTGCTTCACGGGTTCCGTCTTTGAAATCGTCTGAATTGGTAATAATCAGCTTGGCACCTTTACCAACTAGTTCATCTACAACCTGCTCCACGGTTACATTCGGACGATCAGCCGGATTTACCTTGTCGATATAAACCAGCTTCGTGCCTGCGTTAGCCGCTTCCACACGCTTGGCAGCCTCATAATGAGCTTGGCTCCAGCCGCCGTCATTGATTGGCCCAACTAAGACCAACCCAAACACAAATTGCTCGTCGTTAGTGACCTGCTCATTTGCCTGAGGTGTACAGGCGCTCAGCAAAGCGACCAAAATCAAAATCACTAATCCTTTAAACGTATCCTTCATATAACTCCTTATCCCTCACTCGTGCTAATTTCGATAGTAACATCCAATTCATCAGGCATCTGCTCGTCAAGAAGACGATATGCAGTAGGACGGTCGAGAATTTCTCCTAGACCCTGCGTTACTTGAGCCTTCGTCTTTGCGATAACAACTTCCTCTGGGAACAAAAACCCATGAAGATGCAACGTCTTAAAGAACGTTTGGTAGATGGTTTGAGACACGGTAAAAATTGCCAAGAAGTCGCTAATCATGCCGTTACTGTGCAAATCCCCGTTAATGTAAGCACTCAACGTACCGGCAATAACGCTTAGTGCAACTGCAAGCATGAACTTGTAAATACCCCTCCACTGTAGCCGCTGCAACCACAAAATAATTAGTGGAATCAGCGTACCCGTCAGTAGTACATACAAAACTTCTGCTAGTTTAAGTTCCTCGTTCATAAAGAATCTTCTCCATTCTTTCGGTTAGTTCAAGTACACGGGACTCTAGGTACTCGACTCGTTTTTGCAAGGCCTCGCGCTCCTTCTGCAGTGTGGAGACCTGAGTCTCCAAGTTGTGAAGCTCTTTTTGCTTGTTCAGATTTATTTCCGCAAGCTCTCTGTTTTTGTCAACCAGCACATGATTTTCTTCCTCTAAGGCGTCTATGCGTGAGGTATGGTGTGCAATAAGCTGTAGCAGGTCGCTGCGAAAGTCCTTCTCGGCCGAGGCCTTTGTGCCCTTTAATGCCACAAGTGACCCAAGTATACCTGTAATGAGACCCGCCAAAGCTGTAAGGGCGTCGCTTAAGTCGTAGTTCTCTGCCATCATTACTCCAATGTGTGTATTTTACTTAGTAGTGGTTCATGGATAAATCCAAGACCGAGTACATATCTCCAGCTACTAGACCCGTTAAGAGTCTGCCCACTAACGACGTCATTATCGTAAGAAAAGACGGTAAATCCTTTCGGAAGTGTATGTATAATGCGAGATTCTGTTGTACTTTTCTCACGAACATTAGTTCGATACTTGGTAGTATAGAGAGAATACGACCGATTTCGATTAGCTTTCCAAAAATCAAACCAGTAATCTGACACACCAGATGGGTCTATCTTTCTACCCTTAGGAACTGCTACTCCTCTATGAGTAACTACTTCACAGTTTGGATATAAGCGGGCAATTTCTGTGATTGCATCCCACATGTATCCTGTCCAAGGGCCTTCTCCTTGAGTGTAGTGTACCTCTACGCCTATCGCATACAAGTTTCCATGCCGTGCCTCTCCGGTCTTACCGGTATGCCACGCAACAAAGTGCTGTGGGTCTAAAATTTGCACGATTTCGCCTGACTTCGAAACAACGTAGTGTGCACTCACCTCTTGTGATTGTAACAGATAACGTACCTCGTTGTCAAATTTTGTACCAATTCTCCCATTAGTCGTGTGAATAACAATCGTTTGGTACTCAATTGACGGGTTTCTTGAACTATACCCCTGACCCGACAGGAGTAGCTGGTTCTTCTGCGGGCTGTGTCTGGTTATCACTAGGCATTTCTCCAATTTCAGTATCTATTTTTTCTTGCTCTTCTTCGTAGGTAGTACCATAAAGCTGAGCAATAGTATCTTTAGAAATAGCTCCAATTTGCTGGGCTTGTATTGCAAGCTGAGTCAAGGCAGTAATGTCCTGTAGGGCAATTGGAGAAAAGAATGGTTTTGGGTACCAGCTAAATCCGTTTTTGTCGGCTAGCTCTTTGTACATACCCTCTACCCAAGAGAGAATTGCTTCTCGTAAATCGTTTAGCGTTGAAATAGGGCCTAAGCTAGCAGTCTTGTTGTCAGACGCATTACTGCGCAGAGTTTCTCCGACTGCCAAAATTCTTGGGAATCCAAGTGCAAGAAAAATATCTGCGTTTGGCTCCACATACTTAGCCTCGTTTAGCAGAGCTTCTAAGGGAGGAGTTACCCAATTTATTTCTACGGTGTGGTTAGTAAACAAATTAAATACTCTATCGCCGGTTACAGAAGCCGTAGCCAACACTGTCTCTGTGGACTTAATATCGTCATCGGTAGCTGGGAAGGTATCGCTGCCAATTTTTACATGACGCAAAAGCTCAGATGCTCTTGCTGCAATACTCCTATCCATCATTTTTAAGTAGTACTTGTGCTGAAGCGCAAATAGAGCATTTCGTAGGAACGGCTTTGGGTAGTCTTCATATGACTTCAGTTTTCTGTACAATGGGCGGGCGTTTTCTAGGAGAAAGGCTGTCTGCCCATTTTCTACCGCTCTAACATACTGAGGGAACTCCCGCCGCAGCTCAAGATATGCATCCCGATCTTCTGTACCATCCCGACGCTTACCCTTATTCATAATAAAGGATACGTCCTCTTCAGGAACCTCTAGGTATACAGAGCGTTCAGTACCAATCGGCTTGCGCTTAATCTTAATATACTCAACATTTCTTACCCAAAGTTCTTTAGGGAAAAAATACCCGCTTGCGCCCTAATCCAGTGTCAACACGATTACCCATAATAACCTCATAGGTAATTTCAGGCACTGCCATTCCATGAATAAAGTACTCAAGAGCGAGGTATTTTAACTGCGGCTGGATTTTCTCTGCCACTTGGTTAAAAAACTCAACGTTCTGCTCTGGGTTTTCTTTATCCTTACGATTTCTCAAGCGAGTAATTGCCATGTCAACCATGCGGTCTACAACAGTACCAACAATGGTATCATTCTCATAGAAATACCGGCAGTACTTTACAATCTCGTGATAAGTATACTTACGACTATTATCAAAGGGAACAGTCGTGGGGTCGTAATAACCAGCAACATACTGATTATTAACGATAAATGGGGTCGGTGCATAAGCGGCCGACGTTTTTGCTAATGCCATGTATTACCTCGTTGTTATAGTGGAAGCTGCTTTGCCCAGCTGCATAACAGGGGCCGAAGAATAGTTTCTCCCCCGCAAAGCATAAACAAAACAGAGATAGCTTGCAAAGATGTGGTCATCATCACTTGCCCCAAGACCACGTTCGCTCATAATATAATAATGCTCGTTACCGGTAACTCTTCGTTGTCGAGTAAGTCTTTCTAGCTGACTGACACCTTCAGTATCAATTTCAGAGAAGACTAGCTTGCCCTCAGTAACAAGACGGGCAAGTTCTTTAGAGCCCCAAGACCTAAAGACCTCGGTAATCTCCGTATCATCCTCTGTTCTACCAACCGGAACTTTTTCGTTAAATAGAACAGTGATAATTCTATCAGAATACCGTCCCGATGCAAATTCATCTCGGCTAATCAACGATTGGTACATTCCAGCACCACCGCCGCCAGCACCCACGTCAATAGCAATTCTCCCCGGAGAGTATCCTTGAGCTAAGTAGTGAATAATTCTTTCTTGCTCTGGGTAGTCAATTTTCGTTAGTCTATAACGCACTAATGTATAGTAGCAGCCGTTTTTTTCCCCGATTACTTGAATAATAGTTGGGTCTGTAAAACCGGTGTCTATAGCAAAATAAATGGAATCATAGCCTTTTAGCTGATGTATCTTTAGAACGTCAGTAAACCACTTACCCTTTGCTTTATCAGCGGCAGAGAATCGATACGTAAAGAACTCAAATGCATCTAAAACAAAAGAGTCTCTGGGAATAACTTGAAATGCTGCACTTCCGTGTCTTCCCAAAATAAGCTGCTGAAACGTGTCTTCTTCTATACCACCATACCTGCGCAAGGCGTCATTCCAATCGTCCAAAGTAAAGAATGGATTATTTGGCGACGGTATTCGGTACTTTTTGTACCGTGGTCGGCGAATGTCAAGCTCGTACAACGTACTGTTTCTTAGTCCATTAGGCACACCGCAGTGCATTTCTTGTACTTTTGGTTCCCAAGTGTTAAAAGCAGTTACAGGAAATAACTGCATTTCGTCGCCAGCAATCTTAGGGATGTGCAAACCAACCAAGTTATTACTTTCTTTTGTACCCGCAATACGGGCATAAAATCTGTGCGCTCTATTACCAAACTGAAAGTCTAGAGTACCCTTAGACCTATTTACATTGTTATTAAGAAACTCCTTCAGTAGCGGAGAAGAATTGAACTTTAGGATAATTCTATCCAATAGCGGGGTCATCTGCGATGTGTTAGGAGTGACTAGAAGCTGCTCAGACGTCTTAGGGAACTCAATGTCGCTGTTAAGTATCTGATACGTTAATAAGTCCTCGATAATAACAGAATTATGAACCACAATATAATCGGATATGTACGTTTCATCCTGATAGACGTGAACTGCATACGTCGCTACACGGTATGGGCGGGAGGTTCTTTTAATAATTGGTTCCCAGCGAACCAATGGGGGTGGTTCTGTATCGACGTTTGTTTTAACTCCGGGTAACTTAAAAACTGTCCAAAACTGCATAGCAGCCGCACGGTCTACCGTTTCAATAAGATACATAGTGTCGTCAATGCGGTATCTATACTTACCACCCTTCTTTTCGTCTAGCTTTGTTATTTTGGTAGCAACTCCAAAGTATAACAAGAGTTCTTGAAAGTCTTTAGCATACTTCTCATTAAATACTTTTATCTGGAAGGAATCTAGGCGGTGAACACCGTACTGAGCAAAAGCAGCTTCTAGGAACACTTTAATGTTCTCCAAACGTTCCTTCTTAAGCCATTCTAGGTTAGCAACCCTGCGATTATGGGCCGCCATTGTTCCAGTCTCTCTCCAAAGTTGTAATAAGTAATGCCGTGTTTGCCCTGTCTTAATTCGCTCTAGATAGTATTTTTCGTTTTCTACACGGACGGTTAGGTAAGTTTGCGAGGCGATGTATTCTAGCTCTTCGGCAATTTGTTTATATCTGGGTTTTACTCCAAGATACCCCCGCAATTTAATTGTGTTCAGAGCATCGTACCCCATCAAGCGAAGTTCAAACCATGAGAAATTATTCTGAACACAGTGGTCTGTCGGTAACTGGTTTACGACTGCAATCAAGTCACCTATTTTTAAATCACCGGCAACAACAAAACCTTGAGGAGTAAGTATCGGGTGATTAAATGTACACTCTACTTCGTTTGTTGCGGTATAGAACTTATGCACGTTTGTGTGCTTGTCTTTCGTGATAACTGCTCTGCGCTGGTGCCATTGACCGTCAACACCATATGCGTATGTTGTAAAAGACTTACCTTTTAAGTGAAGTAGGTTACTTATAGACTTAAAGCCGTCTGTTGTGTATATCTTTGAGTTAGCTGGCTGACATTTACCAATAGCACGCCCACCGGTAATTACTAAGTGCTTACTCTGATCAGTAATAATTTCTTTTTGATACGGGCGCAGTTCAAACTCGTCAACTGGCCAATTGTTTTTGTTCATGTCCCCGTTGTTTGTTGAGCGCAGGAATTCACTTAACCAAATGGGGTCTTCTAATACTTCTAGAAGAGCTACTTCATCATCACTCAGTTTCTTCTGTAGAGCCATCAGAATCCTCCAATATAATATCCTCCTCTGTCTCAAGAATTGGCCCGTCAACAACCTTCTCTGGCTGTACTACCTCGTAGAGGTATTGTTTTCTCCAGCGATAGTCTTTGATGTCAAACAACGGCCCTTCTTTTTCTGATTTACGAGTGAGCGTTACACGCTTGTTACACTGAGAACACTGAGACTCAAAGTAATAGGCGGTGTGTTTCATAGCTGGTGCAAATCTAGCCACAAGTATTTTACAATCAGGGCAGTATACTTTGATAAGTCTTTTTTCTATAAAGTTTTGTGCGGTTACTTTTAAATCGGTAATATACGAAGCGATACTGTCGCTATTCTCTGATTTGCGGGTCTTTCTGTCTAACGCCAGAGCACGTTCAATTTGCAAGGACCTCTCGATAAGGTCTCTCATAGCGTTGCTAATTTTTTGGATTTCACTAATGTTTGCGACGCTGTCCGTAGAAAGGTCTAACAGCTGAGCTTGTAGGTTTTCTACAATAATCTGATTATTTATTAGCATGTCCAGATTAGCCTTGTCATTCGGAGAGTTCAGTGTTTCAATGTCATACTTCTCCGAGTAATGCTGCAAAATTTCTTGAAATCTATTTTTCTTAGCCATAAGTCTCCTAAATTAAAATACTTTTGGGGCAGCCTGCTTGCAAACTACCCCAAAAGTATCCCTCTAACTATAGGTCATATTTTGTGTCAGCGAACTGGGCAAGCCCCGCCAACACAGTCTGCATCCAGCTCATCATCAGCTGAAAGGATCAATTCCCGTGAACGAAGTTCATCGGTAATATTCTTCCAAGTAATACCGCTTACAGCCTCCGCACGCTTCTCATACTCATCAGCAGTAATCTCCTCGTAAGGCATCAACGGATAAGCACCGCTGAACTTAGGCAAGAATGAAACTCCGATATAATTGTCCCAATTATTCAGGAGAGTATCAATAATCTCATCGACTTCATCCGGAGAGAACGTTACCGTAATCGAAGTGTTGTGGTCTGTGTAGAACTCCTGCAAAAGAAAGTACCGATTAAGTTGGGCAACCGCTGATTCACCATTAGCAGTTACCTTAGCACTTGTCTTGATAGGGAACTCAATAACCCAAGTTTGTGCCGCATCAAGCGTCTTCATCTTCTCAAACGTAGACAACTTGTTGAAATCTCCGGGCAACATAGTCGTTGCCTCAGGATATACAGGATAACCAACCTCGAGCATCGTCTTTGCCAACGGGTCAAAGCTAGAAATACGTACACGACGAATATAGTACGGTGCGTATGATGCGTGTGCTCCTGAGCTTACCGTCGGTAGCTGAGAAATCGAGCCGCTTGGCTTGATTGCGGTACAGAGCAACGGGACCGTGATACGCATATCAGAGGCATAGAGCTCTACAGCCCGATTAGCTGCTGACTGCATCTGCCAGAGAAGCTCCATTAGCGGAAGGTTGTCATGCCCACCCTTTACGTAGGTAAGCAAAGGAACCTTGCTATCTGCCACAGTAGTATCAACATCAAGAGCGTCCATAGCGGCCACGTATCCGGTAATTGACACGCCGGTAAGTCGGTCACGCTTTTGCACGGCGTCCCAATCTGGAAGCTCCAAAGTTACATTTGTCATACGGAGACCGATGCGAGCAGCTAATCGCAAAGCGTCTAGCAACCCGTCTAGGTCAAGGACTGACTTCCCATCATTATTCTTAGTGACGAAAGCCATTACGTTTACCTCACTGAGGTTACAAACCCCATTATGGGCTAACAAAATCTCACTACCTTATTGTTACGCATAGTCATTTCTGCTATGCCTTGCAGTTGTATTCCCGCAAGAACGGACTATATCATCACCCTTTTAGGGGCTTCCCGTTCGAGTTTGTAAAGGAATGAATCAAAAATGTAAGGGCGAACTCCCTCTGCGAAAGTATCGAAAAACGCAGGGCGGAGAACAAGTCGATAACGAATAGAACCATCTTTCGTTGTTCCGACTTCTTTAACGTCAAACGGTAGGTTAAGTGTATTCCAGATAGTCTTCTGAAGTAGTACTTGCTCAGCCTCGTTGTAGCTGTCAGAACAAAGAATAATCGAGTTCTTAGCGTTTGTCCCGTCGTCCATAAACCAGATAGCCATACTTAACCAATCAAATTGCTTTAGATTGTGTAAGGACACTGTTTTTCTACCCATATGATAGTGCTGGCGATGTAGTTTAGTGTAGAACGGGTGGGTCTTTGTTTGCAGCTTGTAATGACTGCCGTTCACATAACCACGCTTATCTACGTATTCAGGATACTCCTTCAAAGTAACCGAAGTAACTGTAGACAATACTTCGTACTGAAAGTCTACATAGTCACGGTGCTTTGAGGATTGCGATAACCTATAGCGTGCATTTGAGTTTGCCGTAACTCGCTCTAGGCTCCCATCACCAAGCAACATCGCAGAAACTACCTTCTGCATAACCTTAGGGTCTTCGATACTAATTTTTTCCATTTATCATTCCTTATTTACTCATAGTCTCTACACAGGCCTATAACAGGCTTAGCACGGTATTCACGTCTCAGTGTTCACCGTTTTTAGGGAAGTTTTCTTAACAGATTACTCTATTAAGCCGCACAAAGATTATACGGATTTGTTCCAGAATACCACGGACGACGGCGTTCAGCTGCCTCTGCGTTAATAAAGCCCGGCTCACCGTTATTAACAATACGTGTAAAAATGTCAGTCAGCTGTTCTTTTGTGGGCTTCTTCTTAAAGAACACGGAGTTATTACTCATGCTTCGGTAAGAATAGCCAGATTTTGAGCGGTCTGTCCACAGGTCAACCTTAGCGTCCATAACGCTTGTATCGTTAATATCGAACAAGGTAATCTCTGAAGACCGACGAACACCACCAACAACAACACAAGAGCCAATAATGTTCATGATGTCCATGCACTGCAAAGTGCTCAGGTACTCCGAACCACGGCAAACAACCTCGTGAATTTGCTTGAACATAGTACGCAAGGCAGTATGTCCTGAAGCACGCCCCCCGAATGTTTTAAGAACCTCGCCCTGAGGACGCACATTATCATAGCTGATGATAATCGATTCAACATTAGAATCCCCAGTTAATAATTGAAAATAAACCTCAAGAGCTTTAACCCACGTTATGTTAGCTTTACCTCACGGTAAAGACCAGACTTTATCTTTTAGATAAACGAAAACGTATACCCTTTATAAGC